CCACAGCTTCTTCGCATTGTCGGGCGTGAACGGAAATTCCTGGCCGTCGAGCACGTCGAAGTTCCAGCCCTTGGTGAGCATGGCGAGCATCTCCGTGTTGCGGTCGTTCATGATCGACACGGACACGTCCTGGCCGCGGCGCGCCATGTCCAACTGTTGCTCCGCGATTTGCGTGCGGAAACGCTGGCCCTGACGGCTAAGAACGCTGCGCAGCTTGATTACGATGTCGTCGCCGGCTTCGTTCTTTGCCGCTAAGTTGGTGCGCGGATCGAGCACCGGCAGATCGGCGCCGGCTTCGTCCGCCTCAAGCGTCGAGACGCTCGCGAGATCGAATGACATTGGAGTTTCCTTCGGGAGATACGGGAAAATGCGAAGGGCCGGAGCCTCCCCCGTCAGAATCTCCGGCCCTTCTATCTCGCGCCGTTGCGGCACGAGAATTCTTACTCTTTCGTGGCTTCCGCTTCGAGGTACTTGCGGACAACGCGCGCCGGCATCTTGACGCGCAGCCAGGTGTAATCTTCGTGACCCGTCAGCACGAGGACGGCGCCCGGCGCCGACATCGCGCGATCAAAACGTGCGAGCTGCGCTTCAGCTCGCGTCGCCATTACACGGCCAGCGAGTCTTGGATCGTCAGCGTGGTCTCGTCCATCGTGGTGCCCGAGCCGCCGTTGATCTGGTTCAACGCCTGGAAGCCGTACGTACCGACGATCGCCGTGGGCTTGTCGTCCTTCTGGCCGCTCGTCAGCTTGATGCGCGGGAAGTAGAACGACAGGAACGGCGCGTTGAGGTTCGAGTTCAACGTCAGATACATTTGCAGGCTGATCTCGTCCTCGTTCAGGAAGTGCGTTTGCAGCACTTCATCCTGAAAGAGCGCGGTGAATTCGCCCGTGATGTCCTGGATGCCGGGGAAGAGGTACGGCGTCACGTTCGAGCCGATGACCGCTTCCGGCTGCATGCCCGTGTTGACGCTGAACCGCAGCCCGGTGACGATGCCGTAATCGACACCGCCGACGCGCAGCAAGCCGTTGACGGCGACCGCGAGACCCGACGTGGTCACGGCGGTGACATCCGTGAAATACGGAGAGCCCGCGCCGGCCTCATCGATATACATTTGCTGCCCCATCACGTCGAAATCGACCGTGGCGATGCCCGAAGGCGGCATATTGAAGTTGGCACGCGACGCGCGGCAGCCGACGAACAATTCGGAGTGGCCGATGTCGGAAAACCAGTGCTCGATCGAGAACGACTGATCGTTCAGCGAGCCGGCGACTGGCGTGATGAGCTTCTTGCCGACGACGGTGAGCGTGATGCTGGTCGCCGAAGTAGCCGCCACGACGGCTTCGTTGCCGACGCTTGGGAACGCGGTGGACGGCGTTGGACCGACCTGCAACGTGTCGTTCGTCGCGGTCGTGGTGACGATGCCGGTGATGCGATAGTTACGCGCGTTGTTCGCGGCGGCACCCGAGGTAAAACCGGACGCGTTGATGACATCGCCGACCTTAAAACCCGAGGTGACAAAATTCACCGGCGTACCCTTCACGGAAACGAAGGTGCCGGGCGACGTGTTGACGACGGCGGCGGCGGCGGTGATGGTGTCGGCCGAATCGGCCGTGGTCGCGGTAAACGCGCCGGAGAGCAACTGCGCGAACACCGACTCATAGGTGAGCGGCGACAGCTCGGCGCGCACGGTGCCGCGCACGGACTTCATGCCGAGGCGGAAGTCGTGGACCTGCCGATCGGGCTGAATTTCGTTCGAGCGATAGCTGGCGCGCGCTTCGGACACGTCCGAGGAGACACGGCGCAAAAGCTGCGAAGTGCCGCTGCCGCTCGGCGCGGTTCCCCACGTCGTTTCCGCGGCGATGCGTACCTGCTTGAGATTGCCAACGGCAACCGGCGAAACTTCCCCCGTCATTTACCTTCTCCCCCGAGAATTAGTGCGCAGCCTTGGCCGCGTTTAATTGAGCGAGCGCCGCGTCCTCGGCCGCCTTGGCGGCCTCAAACGCTTCGGTGGCCGCGATCTCGGCCGCAGACGGTCCCGTTGGCGCCGGCACGGCACTGTTCACGACGATATTGGACGACGCGACGAGCGACGCGATCTTGGCGGCGCGCTGCGCGACCGGCCAAGATTCAAGGTCGGCGTCTTGCAACACCTGGCCCGCGACGTAGCCGCGCTGAAACGCCGTAAAGGGCGCCGAAACCGTGATCTTCATTTACACGTCCCCCGTCACGTATTCGTGCAGCAGCCACGGGCAGTGCACAACTCCCCGAAGGTACGCGCCATCGGGGATAATTCCCCGTGGCGTCGGCGCCATGAACTTGACGCCCCAACCTTCGGCCGTCGTCAGCGTAAGCCCGATGGGGAAGAGCTGCCGGATCGGAGTCATCCACCCCGTAACGGATTCCGTACCGTTGCCAATGGGGAAATTGACCGAGACCTGGTAGATGCCCTTCCACTGAAGGATGCCGACAGAACCGACAGTCAACATTATAGCAGATAACGCCGGCATGGCCGTTGAGAGGTAGGGCGTTTCGGCCTCCGGCTGCCCCGCCGTGCCAAGGTAAATGACCTGGATGTCGCCGATGTTAGGCAGGGCTTGAAGTTGCGCGTTGATGGCGTCGAAGATGCCCTGTTCAGTCTGGACGGCCATTTTTCAAATCCTCCAACAATCCGTCCCACTCTTCACAAAACATCGTGATAGCGGCGGTTTCGCCGCAGCCACCGTCCGTCTTGCGCGGCGAGCGCACATGGATCGTTACCATGCCGTTTTCTTCGCGGCTGACGTTGATGTAGGCCGGATAGCTTCCTTCGTTTGCGGGCGTAAAAGCGGCCATGCAGGTTCGTGTCATTGCGTCAACTCCTCGATCACTTGCTGCGCGATCTCCGGTGCATCGTGGATCGTGGATGTCATCATCCCGCGACCTTCCTGATTGTAGTGTCGGCCGATGGCGTCAATACCATGGAAACCGAACTCGATGCGCGCCGCGTAGACGACGTTCGTTTGGATCGTTATAGGACCCTCTCCAGGCTCCCATTCGCCCACGGGTATGTCGGTGCCCCAACTCGCACGGAGGCGTCCTGTAAGCACTGGCGTGCGCTCCTGCACCGTCTCCAGGAGCCGAAGGACGATCGCCCGCGCAACCTGCGTCTGGTTCTCCTTCTGCGCATCGCACCACTTCGAGATGTCCACCGAAAAGGTATCGGACATTTTATCGCCTCGCCTGGCACGACCACGCATAGACGGCGCCCTGCACTTCCACGTCGTGGACAGCGATGAGGCTGTAGGTGTCACCCGTGCCGACCACGATCATCTTCATCGTGGTCGTCGGCCGGAACGGCACCGCGCTCGCCATGAACCGCACCTTCTGATCCTGCGTCTGGATCGTGGTGCCGTTGACGAGGCGCGCCGGATAGCTCGTCATCAGCGCCATCAAGAGCGTGTCGGCCGACCAAATGAAGTTGACAGCGACACCCTCGGCATAACCGGCCACAAGACTCGGCGTTATCGAAACTGCGGTGAAAGCGTTGTTTTGTGCATTGTTCGGCGCAGTCACAGTGTAGATCGTCGGGTCGGACCCGAGCGTGAATTCGTCGCCCGCTATGAGGCGTCCGTTGATTTGATCCCCCGCAATAGCGACTTCGGTGTCACCCGAAAGCGCAGCGGTTTGAAGCGAACTTGGCGTGGCTTGCGGGGGATTCGGATATGGCGTTGGCCCCGCGATGTTGGTCGTGTCTCGGATGACAATTTGGCGCCCTCGATCGTTGATGTCAAAGTTCAGGTTAAAGATATTTTCGGCGAGAAGCAGCCCCATTTTAGCCCCCACGCACTTCGAGATATTCGGCCGCGCGCCAAAGCCGCGCTGGATTATCGCGAAGAAAACCAATGCCCTTGTTACACGATGAGCAAAGAAGCCCCCGCACTTCCTTAGTGACGTGATCGTGATCTACGCACAGTGGACTCGCCTCTTCATCGCAAATAGCGCAACACCCTTGCTGCTTTTCTACAAGCGCATCAAATTCAGCGCCGCTAATTCCGTACTTCTCCGTGACACGGTGCTTACGCAGTTTTTCAGGGTTAGCCGCGCGCCACTTCTTGTTCCAAATCAACCGCTCGGCCGTAGTGCGCCTATGGTATTTTTTATGATACGCACGACGTGCAGCGGGTTGACGGCTCGGGGAACTAGGAGACATTTTTACCCCACGACGATGTCGTTGAAGCCGCCTACCTCGCCGCCGCCAGGCCGGTCGATCGCCGGGTTCGTGCCGCTGTCAGGCGGGTTGTCAAAGAGACCGATGCGGAAGAGCTCGGGCACGCGGTCGCCCATCGACATCATCTTGCGCATATCGGTGATCGAGATGCCACCCGAGTACGGGATGGCGTAGCGCATCGCTTCCTTGCCGTCATAGTCCTGGCCGACCAGCGCGAAGTTGCGGGACTTCTCGCCGTTCTGCGTCGAGACGCCGTCCTGGCTCGTGCTGACGAGGCGCGCATACTTGGATGACAGCGCCCACGCGCACATAGCCGTGGCACCCCAATAGTTGCCGCGGATTTCGATCGCGAACAGAATCTCTTCGTCCTGCACCTGCGGCTGCGTCACGTCCGTGTCGCCGAGGAAGAAGCGCACGTTCGAGACGCCGCCGTCTGCCGGCGCGTTGATCGTGAGATCGGCGAGATCGTACGTCGCGGTCATTCATACCCCCAATGTGAATGTGGCGGCCCGAGAGCCGCCACAAGCACGTTGCACCCGACAGAAAAGATTAGGCGCTCTTGGAACCGCCCATCGAAGACCACTTGCCGGCGCTGGCACAGGTGAAGATCGTGCGCTTGGCATTGGTCACGACCGCGGCGGCCGTATCGGCGCCGCCGTCAATGGTGTCGGTGCCCGGCGTCGCCTTGGTATAAACGTCGGCAGCCGCCACGCCGTCATTGATGACTTCGACGAAGGCGCCGGCAATCGCAGCCGGCAGCGCAACGCTGTCGCCCCCGGTCGCAACGACCGAGAGCCGATTGATGCCGTAGCCGAGCTGCGTGGCCGAAGCCTGGCCGCCCGCGGCATGAGCCGTAATGCCATCCGCGGCCGTGAAGGCCGAAGGCGCGCCGCTGGCGCCGCCAAGCAGCGTCCACGTCGGGCTCGCGAGCGAGCCGGTATTCATATAGAGGTTGGCGTTTTCCACGTCGATCAAGAGCGTGGAGAACGGCGCGAAGCCAACGAACGTGCCGGAGCCACCGTTTACCGGCGCGCCATAGAAGACGCGGATTTCGGAATAGAAACCCTGCTCGGCATATTGCTGCTCGGTGTATCCCTCGCCGATCAGAACGATCCGGCCCGCGAGCGTGAGCGCCGCGCCGATCTTGCCCTGCCAGCGGTTGGTGATACCGCGCAAAAGATTCGATACCGTGGACATGGTCGCGCTCCCCTTAACTCATCAGCGCTTGGAGCGACGGATCGTTCGCCGCGAGGTTCTCAAGAGCTTCCGCGGTGGGAGCTTCGGAGAAGAATGCGACGCGACCCGACTTCGCGAGCGCGTGCCGATTGAGCACCGGCCAAGCCAGCGCCGTCTTCGGCGGAAAATAGCTGCCGGGCAAGAACTCGTTGCCGGCGACCGTGATCTTCTGCATGGCGACCGCGCCGTGCTCACCCAAGTTGGGGTTGAGCTTCGCAGCAGCTTCGGCTTCCGATTCCTCAAACCCTGCGGGACGGGTGTGGAACGAGATGCGGCCGGCCTTTTCAAGCGCGTCCCGGTTCTGCAACGGCCACTTCGCCGTCACTTCCGGTGGCACCGCGTCGCCCGGCTTGAACTTGTGCCCGTCCGACTCGAACGTACGGAGGGTTGTACCTCCGAACGTCCCGAAGTCGATCGAGCGCCGCCCGATGACCGGCATTACTGCACGATCCCGTTGAAGAAGTAGCCGAGGTCCGCGCCCGTCATCTTGTGGACGTAGGCGTACTGCGCCTCGATCCGCTCGGTGACGCCGTCGCTCGACACGCCCAACCACGGCATCGGATAGCGATAGGTCGCCACGCCGAGGTTGTTCATGCCCGTGAGCTTCGACCACACGAAGGTATAGCCGGCCGAATGCGCCATCAGCGACGGCGCCTTAGCGCTGTAGCAGAGCAGGGCATTCTTGCCGAGGATCAGCGCGGTGCTGATGGTCTGGCCTTGCTGGTTGGTCGCCTGCACGGCCTTCGCGACCACGTAGCGATCAACCTCGAACAACCGGGCGATCATCGCCGGAGTGATCGAGTCGCTCGACGTGTACTTGTAGCGGTCGAGCACGAGCGGATGCTTCTTCAACGCCTCGTGGACGTAGAAGGACACGACCATCGTGTTCGGCATGTAGCCGGTCGCGGTGAGAATGGCGCCGCGCGCATTGGACACGTCGGTGATCGGATCGGAATTCGCGTCGTCGCTCCAGTACGGCACGTTCGTACCGCCCGTAACGCTAGTCGCCCAACCGGCGCTCGAAGTGAACCACTTCGAGGCCCACACGATCTCGCGCTGAACGAGCAAGCCATTCATCACGAAGTCGGAGGCCGCCTTGTCGATGTTGACGCCAGCGTCGGAGTTCGCCTTGATGTCGGGGGTGAGATCGAACGCCCACCGCCAAGGAGTACCGACATCATAGGAGTCGTTCGACAGCGAAAAGCCACCGCGAGGCGCTTCCTGGCCGTACGGCACCTGCTCTCCACCCGCACGAAGGAAGGTGTCCTTCGGGAAGGTGAAATACTTGTCGCTCTTGTGATCGACAGGTACACACGGAAACACCTGGTCCGCGACGAAGTTGGTCGCGTCCTGCATGTACGCGATGCTGAAATTCGTCAGCGCCGCGTCCAAATGGACGCTATTAAGACCTGGTTCGTAAGGCATCTAAAGCTCCCCCCAACAATCGCGGCTTAAAGCTGCGTGGTTTGTCCGGTCATGAAGTTGACGAAGGCAGTGCCGATGTCGCCCGAGACCTGCGCATACCGCGAATAGCCGACGCACACATGCGTCGAAGTCCACGGAATGAAGCAGCCGTTCGCATCCAACATCAGCGGCGTGTTCGGCGCCGAAACGGTGGCGCCGTAAAGCACCTTCGTCTCGCCGAGGATCACGAGCTGCGCCGACTGGCCCGCGCGCGGATCATTCACGAGAACGCCGGCCGCAGCCTGGCCCGCCGTGCTCGAAACCACCTGAAGGGTGTCGGGCACCGACGCGCTGAACTGGTAGGCGCGGAACTTCCAACCGCCGATATTATCGGCAGGTTCGGTCACGCCGGGATCGGTGTCGCACCAATCCGCCGCGGCGAGGCCGAAAGTCTTGAACGGCGTCTCGCCGTAGAACGCAATCGAAGCAGTCATGGAATTTCCCCCGTCGTCTTCGCGTTAGCTGCGCGCGCGAGCACGCTGCTCGTTGTTGTGCTCGCGATAAAGTTCCGGCTCCTGTTCGCAAGCTTGCGTGAACGCCTTCGCGAACGTAGTCTTCTTCGTGGTGTCGGACTTCATGATCTCGGTCGCCTTGGCCGAGAGCTGCGAATAGGCATCGCTACCCGCGGCGCCCGGTGAACCGCCGCCGATCTCACCGAACAGGCCGCCCTTACGGATCAGCTTGTTCTTGTCGCCGACCGTCTTCGCGATGGTCTCGGCGCTCTTGGGATCGGCTACGGCCAGCTTCTCAAGCACGGCCGCGAATTCGGCGCCTTCGCCGGCATCGGCCGCCATCTTGGCGAAGTGAGCGGTACGCTCGCGCTTCTCGATCTTGCCGACCGCAGCTTCGAGCTCGTGATTCTTGCGGATGATGGCTCGGACAATCGCGCCGGCCGGTCCCGTCATCGACTTCGCGATGCGCTTCTCAACGTCGTCCATGCCTTCACAATCCTCGTCCTCGTCCTCGGCTTCGGGCTTCTTCGCCGCCTTGCCGAAATTGAAATGGAATGCGTGACCGCCCTGGCCGCCTGCACCCGGAGCGTCACCGCCCTCGGCCGGCGCAACGACCTTCTTGCCGCGCGCCTTCTCGATGCCGGCGACTTCGGCGAGCTGCATCTGCTCGGCCTCGATCTCGGCGATGGCCGCGAAGCCCTTCTCGAAAATTTCGGTGAACGCGGCGCTCTTGTCGCCGGCCTTCGCCTTGGATACCGTATCGACGGCCTCGTACATCTCGCGCAGCACGTCCGCGACGGGGCTCTGCTCGATGTCACCGCCCGCGGACTTGTCCACGAGCTCGGCGAATGGGTTACCCTCTTCTTCGGCTTCGATCGGCGAGGCGCCCTTCGCAAGCTCGGCAAAATTCGCTTCGACCGCGGCAAGCGCAGTCGCGTCGGTGCCCGCCATCTTCACGAATTCGGCGTGCATCGCGCCAAGCGCGTCCTCGTTGACGGCAAAAATCTTCGGCATTGTCGTTTCCCCCTGGTCCGCTTTTTACGCGGTGGACTTACGAAAGAGTTCGGGACGAACGCTCGGAGAGCTGAAGAGCTTCGGCGTTTCATCGCGCTTGAACAGATATATATTACCACACTCCGAGAAGAGGCTCGGCGCACGACGCTTGCCGAAGCTGTATGGATTGCTCGGCTTCTTGTCCGCTTCGCTCCAATGCAAGGAATCATCAGGCTTCGGACCCGCGGGCACGCGCGTGATCGGAATGTCCTTCGACAATCCAGACACGGAGCTCGTCGGCACTTCGCGCGCAGTCGGCAGCGTATTCATCGCCGCCATCACGGCGTCGGAATCCTTGTCCCATTGCGCGTACCGGCCTTCGTACGTACGCTGCTGCTCGACATTGCCCGGAGGAATGACGTGGCCGCCGCTGTTAATATACCCGGCGCCGTTCGACTTTTCGGGACCGGCGTATGTCGGCAACTTGGCGAACGCCTCCGCGTTATTGTTCTTGTCGATGAACGCTTGCTTCTCGGCAGAACCAGCAGGAATGTAATTGCCGTATTCATTGAGATACGGATGGCCGCCCGCGTTCGTCGAATCGATTGTCGGGTGATTGAGCGGCATGAAGGAGTTCGTGCCGGGCATCTTCACTTGCCGCGCCACGTTCATCGGAATGTCATTGTCAGGGCTTCGGACGCCTTGCGAGCGCTTCATGTCGTCGGCGCTGATGGTGACCGCGGCTTGCGCGGGAGTCGCAGGAGTAACGGCCGCACGGGCCGCATCGAGAATCTTGTTGCCGCTGCCACTACCGAACGAGCGCGCCGCGCCAGAATCATAGGCACCGTTAGGCGGAATGTACGCTCCGCGGAAAAGTCCGTTGATTGGCGGGACCATTGCGCGGCCGTACGCTGACAGCACGTTATGAGTACGACGCAATACCTCGCTCAAAATACCGTTGCCCTTAACATGTTCGGGCCGCACTTGAACGTAGGTGTGAATCGCCGCGCCGCTGCGCGTGGCGGATCGCATGTGAAATTGAAGTCCGCCGTTCGCAACAGGCTGCATGTCCATCAGCTTCGTGTTCGCGACAACGTGCCCGGCGTTCTTCGCGCTCTCGACGGCCAAATTGTGCGCGAGGTCAACCATGACTTTCGCACCGGCCGCGGTCGCGTTTGCGGCCGAGCTCGTCCAACGACCAAGAGCGTCTCGTGCTTCGCCAGAGACATCGCGTTTGGTGAGGATGACGGTCGCCCCAAGGCCCGCACCGCGATCCACGAGCGAGATTTCGTGCAAGTTCATCTTGCGGAGACGAGTCGCCATTACTTCACCTGCACGCGTTCGCCGCTACCGCCGATCGAGAATTCGGGCAGATCGCCGCGGGCGACCGCCTTACGGACTTCGGGGTGCGTGATCTGATAGCCGACCAGCCAGCCAACCTGGCCGAGATCGATGCCTAGCGCCTTCTGGAGATCGTGCGTGAACACCATGCTCTCCACGACGTGACCGGCTTCCATGGGCTTACCACCCTTCTTGATATGCAGGACGCCGCCCTTACGGGAGTTGGTCATGTAGTCGTGCGCGGCCTTCATCAGCTCTTCTTCTTCGACCTGATCACCCTGATGATCGGTGAGAGCTTCGCCGCCCTTCTCGATCACGGACGCCCAACCCCACGCCAATCCCTTTTCGAGATCGGCAGCGGACGTGAGCGACTTCTCGAACGTGATGGGAAAGCGCTTGCCCACGGGAACCGGAGTAGCCGCTTCGGCTGGAGCATTCTTGTTCTTCTCCGGCTTTTCGTCGGGTTCATGCCACAGCCGCAGCATGCCGCCCTTGTGCGTTTCGACGGTGAGCTTCTTGCCGAGCGTGGACTGATTGCCCGACGAGCTGAAGAGCTTCGGCCCGTACGTCGCCGCAAGGCGGCCGGCCGCGAGACCCGCAAGCCCGATGCCGGCGCCGATGAGCGCGCCCTTTCCGGTCTTCGTACGCAGCGCCGCGCGACCGAAGCGCCCAATAAATCCATGCGCATTGTGGTGCATGACCGCGACACCGGCAGCAGCACCGCCTAGCGCGGCCGTGCCGGCACCAACCGCCCACTTGCCGCCACTGTCTCGGGACTCGCTGTCATCGTACTTTGCAAACGGGCTTGCGACGCCGACAGCCTTGGCGCGAGCACGAATATGCGCAGCCACAGCAGGAGAATGACCAGTCCGGTTGTAATCGTTGACCGCGTTCTTGACATCTTGTGCATCCTCGATCGGGTAGCGTCCACCAGGCATAGCAGCACCGCTCGCGGCGTCCTTCTTGCGGCGCGCGGTGGAGAAATCCTTCTTGCGGAGATGGACGAAGTGCGACGGCAAGAAATCGTAGTTCTTGCGAACACTGACGAACGCATGCGGCAGAAACCGCTTGGAATGAGCACCCCAACCCAATGCGGCAGCCTTCGCGGCAAAGCCGGGCTCGCCTACACCGATCGACGGATTGACACCAGCCGGCGCACCGCCAACAGGCTTCTTCACGTTTGGAACCGCGGCGTTAGGTTGACCGGGAAGAATTCCCTTTTGGAAAAAGAGTTGGCGCACGTTGACTCCCCCCTGGCAAAAAGCTCGGCGCCTGTTGCTCGGCTACCGTGCGAACAATGCGCTGATGAAAGACTTGGTACGGCTCGCCGGGACGCGGCCGTAGAACCGTTTGCGCTTCGGGTCGATAGCTCGCCAGCGCGGCGGCCTTCGCACGGCCTTCAGCATCCATCGAGAGGAGCACGTTGCGAAACCGACTGGCGGCCGGAGCTTCCTTCAGCCGCAACGCATCGTTCACGTCGTTACTCAACCTTCTCGGTGGAAAAGAAACCATTTTATCACGTTTCGAGAAGTCGGCTGCGTCACGCAGCTCATCCGCTGCATCGGTCGCGGAAAAAATGTTGCCAGCCAGTTCCTTCACGGTACCGCCGACCTTGTCTTGCACGTACCCGCCAAAACGCGTGCCGGCGAGATCGCCGGCAGACATGCCGACCACGCGCGCGACGGCGTCGGCCGCAGGCGCGCCAACGCCTTCGAGCGCCGCGCCGAGCGGACCCGCGGCGTAGTAACCGACCGTCGAGAGTACGTCGCGAGACAGCGATTCGCCGACCGTGTCGGTCGGTTCCTTGTCGCCCGTCGCCATCGACCATACCTTGCCGGCGATACCGCTAGCGACGCGATCCCCCGCCATGCCGCCAAGGAAACCGCCGACGCCGGCACCGATCCACGGCAGCGCCGCTGCGGCCGGGCCGATGAACGGCGCCGACGCAAGCGCAAGGCCGGTGCCGATACCTTCACCGATACCGGCGCCAGCTACGTTGCCGCCGAGCCAACCCGCGCCCGAAGACACGGCGCGCGTCGTGGCATAACCGAGACCGGGTCCGGTCGCCTGTTGCGGCTTGCGGTTCTCGCGACTGCCCTGCGGATCGACCGCAGCGTCAGCGCTGGTGAAGTGGCCGCCTTCATCGTGGTATGGATCACCCGCCTTCGCGATCGCAAGCCTGCGCGCTATCGAATAGTTCAACTTCGATATGGTAGAGCCTATCGCCGGATTGTTACCGTACTTCAGCGCGTACGTGTCGGCGAGCGAGAGAACGGGCTTCTTGCGCACCTTCACTTCGGCGTCGGCATGCACGCCGTTGACGCCAAGGTCCTTCTGGAACAGACCGGCGCGATGCAGATACTTGCGGCGCTTCTTGCCGCCGAGCGCGAGCTGGTTCGGACCTGGGGTGTGCACGAGCGACGGCGCGCCGGGAATACCCTTCTTGATGCCACGCATGACGACACTCGCGCCCTGGCGCGCGATGTCGCGAAACAATCGTGCCGGCGCACCGGCTACGCGCTCGCCACGCGCCTCGGCCATACGCTCGGCATGGAGCTGCGCAATGCGCTTCATCTTAAGATTGTTCTCGGGCGTGATCGTGGAGCCCGTCCAGCGGCCAGCGTCGTCGCGCGGTTCGTTATTGTTCGTAGTCATCGTTGCTCCCCAAGCTCACGATGCGGAAAGTCGTCGTGCAGCGGCACAGCGGGTGCAGCGGCGCCAACATCACGGAACCCTCGTGCATTATACCGCGCTTGCCCTTCGGCAACGTCCGCCACTGGAACGGCGTGCCGAACGGCACGCCCTCGGGCTGAAGCTCGACGATCGAGCGGCACGACGGACAGACAAGCTCGTCCTGCGCGATCAGCCAGCGCGTGCGGATCGTGCTCGGGTCGATCGACCCGCTGTCCACGCCCGTCTGCACGCCGTCGCTCGCGCCCTGGTTCGTGATGCTCAAGCTCTCGTAGCGCGCGATCGTGTTGGCGCGGTAGTTGATATACCGATCCTGGTAGCGCGCGACGAGCCGGTTGACCATGTCCGTTGCCAGCGGCGCAACGCCCTGTGACTGCACGGCCGCTTCGACGATGTCGTCGTATTGCTCGTCGCGCAGCTCACGCGTCAGCGCATCTTGGCTGCCGTTCGTGAGCAACTTCCTGTAGTTCGCCACTGCGGCTTGCTGCGAGTCGGTGAGTCCGACGCTGTCGCGAATCTCGGCGGCCATCGCGTAGGGCGGCAAGCCCTGCTGGATGCCGTTCGTCATCGCATCGCTGATGGACGCGAGCACGTCGTCGGTGACTTCACGGATCATTGAGTAGTCGTAATCGTCGAGCGCGTCTTGCGTCGATTGCGGAAGCGCATCGAGATCGAACTCGACGGTTGCCTTCGAGATCACTCCGGCAAGGTTGCGCTCCGCGATCGACTGCGCCTGCATATGGGCATTCGCCAGGAAAATCTTACTGCCGTTGAGATCGCGCTTGAACTGGTTGAACGGTTCACGGATCGCGTCGATCAGGGAGCCGTGCGCCAGGCCGCGGTAGATGTCCGCATCCGTGAGCCGGCGCTTGAACTGCTGGATCGACTGCACGATGACGCTCGCGACATGCGGTGCCGTGGCTTCGGCGATCAGCCGGTTCGGATCGTTGCCGGGCTGGATCGACCGCGCGGGGATGCGGCGCATTAGCTGTTCTCGTTGTCGGACGCGAGCGCCTTGGCAGCCGTGGGCGGCATGCCGGCCGGCGCGCCGACCTTCATGCGCGGCGGTTGAGGCGGGGCGGCCGAAGGACCGACACCGCCGCGCTGCGGTCCGAACTGGCCTTGAGGCTTCGACGGATCGCCACCGCCGCCGCCCATGTTCTGCGGCGGTTGTTGACCGGGCTGCTGTTGTTGCGGCGGCGGCATCATCGCCTGCGACGCTTGCGCGATCTTGGTCTGGCGATCCAGCTCGTTCACCTGTTGGTTCTGCTGTTGCTGCT